ACCACCGTAAGGTGATGTTAAACCTTATCTATAAGCTTGCCAGCAATGTCAAGCCTTTACGAGATCACTGCCAGTATCCTAAGTTCACCGGATCTGCAGACGTAAAGATAGGTAAAGTGCTAATATTAAAATAGCGACTGTACTGTTCTTTACACCTTAGACTCCGGAGGAGTTGCAACCTCATTTATGGGAGGGCTAGCCCCCCAACCCCGTAAAGGAGCTGAGGGTATAGAATCGTACCTTCTTTTTAAAATCAAGAAGCTACAATGACTAAAATATTGCAACATAAGTTGCTGATAAGACAACTCAGCAGAATTGCTAAGATAATCTTATCACTATATTTAAGTAATTATAGCGACGATTTAGATCTGAAAGTAACTGAGTTTAGAGATAAACTCTTACAGTTAGTTGATGATAGAGGTATCGAATTCACAATTGCTTATGTTAAAACATCAAGAAATTGTGTTATGAGATACATCTCTGGTCAACCACTAACTGAGTGTCCAGGAGTACAGCTTAAAGATGGATGGCCTATATGGCTATTCTTCTTAAAAGAGTACTCGGTAGATAGTGAAGGAGTTAAGGCCTTATTAACGTTGCTAACGTTATTAAGAGCTATATCCTTAAAACCTACCTTAGATCTAGGAACAATTAAAGCTCCTTCTGAAGGAACAGATGTTATTACACCTGTTGAACTTCAGAAGGCCTTAAAAGCTTTAAAGATCTTCCCTGGGCATGTTGGAGAATGGACTTTTCCACACATGAGCACAAAGAAAGGACCTCAAGGTCAAGCTATCTTATCTTCCTTATCAGAACTTACCTTACTCCCTCACGACTTAATTAATAAAATAAGTCTATTAGGAGGAGCTAAGCTATTTAATCTGATTAAAGAAAATATAGAAGGGCTTGATATCATCCAGGCTGTTAGTCCTGGTGATAACTCGAGTTTTCCATTCTCTGTTGCGGCATGGTGGGCAAGTCTATTTCCGACTAAAAGTAAATCTCTAAGGAAACTTAGTTACTTTTCAGATAAGGAAGGAAAGACTAGAGTAATTGCTATTCTTGATTATTGGTCACAATCCGCTTTGAGACCTCTTCACCTCTATATAAATAGAGTGTTAAAGAGAATCCCAATGGATATGACCTTTGACCAGAATAAATTTACTTCTATTCTTCCGACTCTAAGTTTAAATGGTAACCATTTTCACTCAATTGATCTTACTGCCGCAACTGATAGAATGCCAGTCTTCTTACAAAGAAGAGTGGTAGAGTATCTTTACGGTAGTGAAGAAAAGGCGAGTGCATGGGTATCCATTTTAACTGAATATCCATTTAACATAAGTTCTCTTAAAGAACAAGTGTTATATGGAGCTGGCCAACCTATGGGTGCATACTCATCATGGCCCGTTATGGCATTAACACATCATATCATTGTCCAAGTGGCAGCTATTAGATGCGGTCTAAGTGGTTCAAGACTTAGACCGACATTTAATAAATACTTCCTACTTGGTGATGATCTTGTGATAATGCATGACGCGGTAGCAAGTGAATATAAGAATCTTATATCTCAGTTAGGAATGCCATTCTCTGAAGCTAAAACTCATACGTCTTTAACGACGTTTGAGTTTGCTAAGAGATGGTTTCATAACAATGAAGAGATAACTGGATTCTCATGTTCAGGGTTATTAAGCGTGTGGAAAAGATATCCACTACTTAGTAACTTTCTTACTAACCGAGAAAGCCATGGTTGGATATTGCCTATAGAAAAGCAACCGAGTCTAATCCTTGCAATACATAAAGTATTAAGTGCGAAATTCATCTTTGAAAGAAGTGAAAGACACACTAAACTTCATCTATTGTTCAACCAGCTTCTAACCCTAAAGGGAAGAAACAAGACGGGCTATGTCACTTTAATGGAAACATTAAAGGCACAGTTCGGTCTTGATCTCTTAGCTCAATTTGCTTTGTTAGCAAAACCGGTGGATATCATTGAACTGATATACACTGAGGCTAAGAGAAGGCTAGTTGAAAAGGATCTGTATACTTTTCAGAGCGATGCTTATAAAGTTAATTCTAAACTTAATAAGTTCGTTTCTGATAAGATTACAGGGGCTGGGGTAGACCAAGCCACAGGAGAATTTCTAAAAGAAACTCTGTCGGTAGTCCTTAATTGGAATCATCCGATGGTCTTATGTTTAAATAACATGATCGATAGATCAACAGAATTCTTAATGAATTACTGGGATCCAGAGATCAGTCTCGACTTCTTATTTGAAGTCGGGTTATCTAAATATAAGGTTTCAAAAGGAGTCTTCTCCATGAGAGCGTCTAGCAGCATAATATTAGCTGAGTCGGCCGTTCTTAAAGAGTTTATCACTGTATCCAGATTATTTTGTGAAGGAAAATTAATTCCAACTATAAATGATCAAGGATTCAATGTTTTAACTCCTCCTGAATCCGCTGTAACTATTTAATATAGTTGTGCGGACCATAGAAGGAAACTTTTGTGGGGACTAACAATCCCATAAAGGCAAC